CGCGGTCGCTTCGGCCCGGCCGGTGGATATCCACGTCTCGATCGACCCGCAGATGTTCGGCTCGTCCATGAGCCCCGAGCAGGTGACCGCGATCGTGGCCAGCGACATCCAGCGCGACGGCCGGGTCAGGAAAACCATCCGGAGGTATATCTGATGGCGATGGGCCTCCCGATCCTCTCGGTCAGCTCCCATTACCCCCGCCGGCGGGCGGTGGAGTTCTCCACAATCAAATCGGAGTTTGAGTCCGGCGTGGCCCGGACCCGGGCGGGCTGGACCCGGGAGCGGGCCCGGTTTGTCCTCAACTGGCGCTCGATCCGCAACACCGACGCAGCCACCCTCTGGGCCTTTTACGAAGGCCGGAAAGGCGCGGCCCTGCTCTTTTACTTTCAGGACTACCGCGACTACCAGGTGGCCGACGAGGCGGTGGGAACCGGGGACGGAAGCCAGACCGCCTTTCAGCTGGACAAGAAATTCATAGTGGAAGGGAGCGAAACGGTGAAGGTCGGCGGCGTCACCAAGACCCGCGGCGTGGACTATACCATCAATAACGACACCGGCGTCGTGACGTTCGGCGCGGCACCCGGAGAGAGCGTGGCCGTGACGGCCAGCTACGAGTTTTATTACCGCTGTTCCTTCGAGCAGGACAGCCTGACCGAGGAGGAGTTCATGCACCAGTTTTATAACGAGGGGCTCTCGCTGGTGGAGCGGTTTGTGTAACGGAAAACGATGAAATCCTTAACCTCCAATCTCATCGCGGCCAAGAACGCCCTGGCCGGCGGCGCCCCCTGGATCTGGCTGGTCAAGCTGGATATCTACTTCGCCGGCTCGCTCCAGGACACCTACTACTGGACCTCCTGCGACGTGGACGTGGAGTGGGACAACCAGACCTGGGAGGCCTTTCCCCTGGCGGTCAGCCTGCCCGAAGAGTCCGAGGGCGGCGGAGCCCCCCAGGGCGAGCTGGCCCTGGGGAACGCGGACCGGGCCGTCCAGGCCCTCCTGGACGCCTACGGGGGGCTGGTACAGGGGAGCAAGGTCACTCTCTGCCTGGTCAACCACGATTACCTCTCCAACACCGCGGACAAACTGGAGTTCGGCTTCGAGGTGCTGGAGGCTTTCGAGTCAGCCCCGGTGGTCCGCCTGGCCCTGGGCTCCCCGGCCGACATCCAGGACATTTATTTTCCCGGCCGGAAGCTCCTCCCCGACTACTGCCAGTGGCGCTACAAGGAGGACGGCTGTTACGAGGGCGACTCCATGCCCTCGGGCTTCGCTCACGACGACGAGGACTGCGACAAGACTCTGGCCGGGGCCAAGGGCTGTAACTACCACAACAACGCCGCCCGGTTCGGGGCTTTCCCCGGGTGCAAGGCGGGGGCCGACTGATGGGTTTTAACCCTCACCCCCCCTCTCTCCCCCGCGGGCCGTTTCAGTTCGGCGCCACCCTGGGCGGGATGTACCTGGGCTCGATGGTGGGAGGGCCGCTGGGGGCGGTGGTCGGGGCCGCGGTGGTCGGGACCGCCTTCAACCTGCTCTGGCCCCTGGAAGCGGACCTGGAGACGCCGGATTCCTCCACCTATGCCTGGGGCGGTTATCAAAACCAGATGCGCCCCGGGGGCCCGGTCCCGATAGTCTACGGCAAGCACAAGATCGCCCCGCCGGTGGCGGGCTCGGTTGTGACCTACCGGCTGGAAGCGGACGGGGCCTATTTCAAAATCCCCGACCATGCCGACCTGGAGCTGGTCCTGGCCTCCTCCGAGGGGCCGGTCCAGTCTCTCTCCGCAATCAAGCTGGACAGGAACGCGATAGACGGCGACCCGGACATCCTCTCCACGGTCAGCCTGGGGGAGTGCTCACCGGCCGAGGACTACACCTTTCCCCGGGCCCGGACCCAGGTGGTCAAGAGCCTGGACATCTCGGACGGGGAGACCAAGTCCTTCACCACCGACGGGGACGTGGACCGGCTCTGGTTTAACTTCAGCGTGGAAAAGCTCTACCGGGCCGCCAACCAGGGCCTGCTCAGCTCCACGGTGCACATCCAGTGGCGCTACCGGATCAACCCGGCCGGGGACTGGTCCGAGTGGCAGGAGAAGATGATCCGCGACACCCGAACCGGGAAGGCCTATTTCGGCTTTGCCGCCTTTGAAGGCGAGGACCTGGACACCTACGACATTGAGCTGAAGCTGGAATACCAGACCAACGACGACGTCGTCCTGGTTTTGGAAAGCACGGTGGAGCAGAACAGCGAGATATTCAAGTTTCCCTATACCGCCTGGGCCCGGGTCTACCGGATCCCGGTGGAGAAACTGCGGGGCGGGATCCCCACGGTCACCTGCGAGATCGAGGGGCGCAAGCTCCGCTCCTGGGACGGGGAGTCCATGCAGGCGGAGGCGTACAGCAACAACCCGGCCTGGATCGTCCTGGACATGCTGACCAACAAGCGCTACGGGGGCGGGAACCAGATCTCCGACGACGACATAGACCTGGACAACTTTAAGGCCTTCGCCGACTACTGCGACACCCAGGTGGACGGTGAGAACCTCCACGAGATCAACTGCGTGGCTGACTTCCGCTCCCGGGCCCGGGACCTGGTAGACAAGGTCCTCTCCACCTGCCGGGCCTCCCTGGACGACTCCTCCGGCAAGTACCGGATAATCTGGGACCGGGCCCAGGACCCGGCCGCGGTCTTCAGCATGGGAAACATCATCAAGGGGTCGTACTCGGGGCATTGGTTTTCCCGCCGGGACCGCTACAACACCCTAGAGATCTACTACATGAACGAGGACGACGACTGGGAGCGGAACGTGATCAACCTCCAGGTCGGCGACCTCTACGGCTCGGCCCCGGTGGAGCCGGAGCGCAAGCTCTCGGTGGAGCTCTTCGGGTGTACCCGCTACACCCAGGCGGCCCGGGAGGCCAACTACAACCTGCGCAAGATGGCCCTGATCAACCGGGCGATCGAGTTCACCGCCGACATCGAGGGCCTGGGCCTCCAGCGCGGGGACGTGATCGCCTTTCAGCACGACGTCCCCACCGGCTGGGGCTGGGGCGGGCGGATATCCTCCAAACTCTCGCCCGACCGGGCGGTCCTGGACCAGGAGGTGACCCTGGCCGAGGGCAAGAGCTACAAGATCGTTATCTGGCTGGACGACAACACCGTGGCCGAGGCCGATGTGCAAAACTCCGCCGGGGCCACGGACGAGATAAAGTTCGACACGGAGGACATCGCCTTTGCCGCCTTTTCAACCGGCCAGCCTTACATTATCTACGAGACCAGCGCGGGGGAGCTGAAAGAGTTCCGGGTGGCGGAGATCACCCCGGCCGAGGGGCATTTCCGCCGGATCCGGGCCCTGGCCTACGACGAGGACGTGTACAGCGAGGCCACGATCGAGGCCCCGACCAGCACGGCCGCCGAGCCGCCGCCCTCCCCGATCGCCGCGCCCCCGGCGGTGACCGACCTGACCCTGACCGAGAATCCGGAGCGGATGGGTTCGATCCTGGTGACCTGGGCGGCCGACTCCGACTACCTCTATTACGACCATTTCCAGGTCCTTGTCAGCAAGACCGGGACATACTTTATCCAGTACGCCGACGTGGGGGGGTGCTCCTGCGCGATCCACCCGGTGGACCCAGGGTCGAAGTGGTGGGTCCGGGTGATCGCCTGGAATAAGCAGGGCCGGAGCTCCTCGGCCGTGACCGGCTCGATCGAGTTCACCGGGCAGATCTACTGGTCCCCGGCGGACGTGACCGGCCTGGAGCTTTTCGGCCAGGGGCACGGGACCGAGTTCATGGGGCGGGACGCCAAGTTCCGCTGGACCCAGACCTGCGTGGGGAAGGGGGCGGACTTTGAGCCCGCCGACGAGGAGATCTGCGGCTCCGGCCAGGGCTACCAAGCGGAATATTTCGACGGCTACATCGTGGTGATCGAGAGCCTGGACGCCGATTCCAACTGGGTGGAGCGGCGGCGCGAGCACGTCTACGAGAACAGGTACGTCTACACCTGGGAGAAAAACTACGAGGACCACGGGGGATCTCCGAAAAACCAGTTCCGGATCTCGGTCTGGGAGATATCCAAGCAGGCGGTCATGTCCGTCAACCCGGCGGTCCTAACCGTCTCCAACCCCGCGCCCTCCCGGCCCTCCGGGGTGACCGTGTTCGAGTCGCTCAAGGGGATAATGCTGGTCTGGGACCGCAACCCCGAGGCCGACGTGGCCGACGCCGGGGCCTACCGGGTCTGGGCCAGCCAGACCCCGAGCTTCGAGCCCTCAAACGACAGTTTGATTTACGACGGCCCCGCCAACCTGATCGAGAAGAAGTGCGGGACCAACGAGACCTGGTACTTCCGGGTCGCGGCGGTGGACAGCTTCGGCACCGAGTCCGAGCGGACCGACGAGTACAGCGGGACCAGCTCCTTTATCCAGAGCTTCGACCTGGCCTTCGACGCGGTCGGGGACGAGGCGGCGATCAATATGCTCCGGTTCAGCGATTTTGAGGCCGACGACGCCCTCGACTATTGGGACGCCCACCAGTGCACCCGGGCGCGGGAAAACGGCGAGGGGGTCTCGGGCTACGCGCTCGAGATCACCAAGAGCCTGGGAGCCGGGAACGAGGCTTATATCTACACCCCCTCGGCCAAGCGGTTCGCCGCCCTGGCGGGGGAGAAATTTGTCGGGTCGCTCTATGTCAAGTCGTCCGACGGGGTGGACTGCTACCTGTTTCTGGAGGCCTACAACTCGGGCGGGAGCTTTATCAGCGCCTTTGCCAGCGACAGCGTCACCGCCTCCTCCAGCTACGCCCGGCTCAGCGCCACCGGCACGGCCCCGGCCGGGACCGCCACCATCCGGATCCGCGTGGCCTTCGACTCGGACGAGGACGCCAGCTCGGTCATGTACCTCGACCGGGTCATGCTCCACCGGGGCGAGAAGCTCCGGGGATGGGTGGCGCACCCCCGGGAGTTCATCGAGCTGGGGCTCTACCTGCTCCAGCACGCCGAGCTGGGCGACGACGCGGTGGACACCAACAACGTCGCGGCCCTGGCCATCACCACCACCGAGATAGACGACGACGCCATTTCCACCCCCAAGCTCCAGGCCAACTCGGTCACCGCCGCGATCGTCTACTCCGGGGTGACCATGTCCCTCCGGATCGCCGCCAGCAACCTACGGACCGACACCGCGGTAATCACCCAGGCCGCGCAGATAGCTAACCTGATCGTGTCCCCCGGCAAGCTCACGGTCTCCCAAATGGAAAACCTGATCTCGGGGTCTGGCTTTTATTTTGTTGAGTCTCCAGGAGAGAATCCTATAATTCCGTGTTGGGCTGTAACCGGCGTCTCCGGCCTGGAAATTCACCAATTCAGTTTTGGTGGCCCGGTCTCGGGCGGAGGGATCAGGTACACAACAACCAGAACAGATGCCACTGGTATCTTGATGAGTGACGAATTTAGGGTAAAAAACAAGGACACGCTCAGCATTTCGGTTTACGCCCGGACAAACAACATCTCTGGCTCTAGCAAGTCATCCATGTACATAAAGTGGTACGATGCCTCCCACTCGTATATAGGTTCTTCGTCTGCGGCTGAGATAAGTGGTGACAGTGGCTGGGTCTGGCTAAAAGTCGAGAATATCCCAGTCCACGGTGGCGCTTATTATGCCAGGTTGACCCTGGTCTGTGGAAAATGGGACGGACTCCAGGATGGAGGACACACAGAATTTGACGCCCCGGCTGTGGTCAGCGGTGAGCAGGCCGCAAGCGAAGCATGGCAGGCCCTGGGATTGACAGAAGTCGAAGGCAGGCTCCTGACCACCGGCCGGGTCCAGTCCACCGACAAGAAAACTTATTTCGACCTGGACGACCAGCGGCTGGTCATGGTGGACACCTCATGAGTCATTTATATTCGTCAATCCGCAATCCGCAATGCCTCTTGACGCGGAGGCCAAGAGCCGCTTTAGTAGCAATCGTAGTGGCCGGGCTTGCCCGGCATACAACGGCCTCAGATTTCCCCCCACGAAAAATTCCCGGCCGGCTGGTTCCCGGCCGCAGGAGGGTGACTCAATGTGGCAGAGGACTTTTTTCGTGGGGAGCAAATCGCGTCATTCCCGACCTGATCGGGAATCCAGTCTCGGGCTTAGGTTTTTACTTAACCGCAGCCTTGTTTTTCTTTTCCTTTTCCTGGTCTCCTGCGGCCAGGTCCCGCTCCAGTACACCTTCGACCTTCCCAACCCAGAGATTGAGGAATGCGGCGGCCAGGATTGCCTGGCTGGCGACGATTTCGAGATCCTCTATGATTCGGCGACAATGGCAAACCGCTTATTAATAGGCAAAGACTCCGGCGGTAATTACAAGGTCCGGCTGACCAAGTCGGGCTATAACGCCATCACCGACTCCGACGACACGCATTATATATTTAATTCTGACCGGAATGTATTCAAAATCGCGCAGACCGGAACGTTTAGCAAGACGATCGGCGAGGGCTTCAACTGGGGCATTCACACGATAACCCACAACCTGGGCTATCAGCCGATGGTTCTTTTTGCCTGGCGGCGGTCAGACATGTCTCTTGAGTACAACACTCCATTTTTTACATCTATCAATAAATGGGCCGCCGACGAGGAGGACGGCTCGCCCGACTTCCAGTTCTTGGCCATAACTGCTCTGCTTAACATCTACCACTCTTCTGTCAACCAGACGACTTTCTATATTGAGCAAAGCGAAGACGCGCCGGAAGGCGGGACGACGTATTACTTCCGGTATTATTTTTGCGTTGAAACGGCAGATTCTTGATAATGCAAACCCTGGTAATAAAGGACGGCCTTGATCTCTGGACGATTGAGGAGTATAACCCGGCCCTTCACCCGGCGGTCGACCTCAACGACGAGAACGCCTACACGCCATCTGCACCGGGGGCCGCAGTTGTCTTGGTATGTCACGAATTCCGCGCCAGCCGCCACAAACTGCTGTTTGATTCTCACGGTAATTACACTGGCTTCCGCGATACCCGCACCGGGGAGCTCCTCGTTGAAGGCTTTGACCCGGAAACGGGCGAGACCTCCGAGCTCCCCCTCGCCTTTTTTGCCCGCCCGGAGGAGCGCGACGGTGTCGTCGGCCTCCTCCGGATCTTCGGGCCCCTGGGCGCGGCGGCGGAGTGGAAGGGCAAGGGGCCCCTCCCGCCGGACCATCTGGGGGGCGATCCGGTCCCGCTGAAGGATCGGGACCCGGATGAGGGGATCCCGCTCTGGGGCCTGGGGACCGACGGTCTCAGCGGAGGCAAGGTGTCCGTGACCCCGGGCGGCCGGGGCAATCCGCAATCCGCAAGAGGAGCGAACGATGTCCCAATATAAAGCCGGCAACGTCGACCTGACCAACGGCTCCGCCGCCGTAGTGGGGCACGACACCGTATGGACCGCGGCACACGAGGGGAAACCCTTCCGCCGCCGGGGCCTCGGCACCGCCTACATTATCCAGACCGTTACCGACAACACCCACCTCACCCTGTCCACCGTCTACGGGGGTTCCTCGGAAAACGGGGTCAACTACGACATTTTCATGGACTTCACCGCCAACTGCAACTTTAAAGAGGTGGCCAAGGGGGAATACGACGGATTCTGGGCTATGACCGACAACATGCGGAAGATAGATGAGATCCTCCAGAAAGAAGTCCGCTTCTTTATCTCCGGCGACCTCTCGGCCGCCGCGGGTCAGGGAGGGGTCTGGGTGGCCAACTTCTCGGGCGTGATCAAAAAGTGCATCGCTTATATAAAGGATACCGGCTCCTCCGGGAGCACTATCATTGACGTCAATATCGCCGGGACATCAATTTTTGCCACGAGGCCCGAGATCCCCTACAGCTGGGCCGAATGCCCCATGGACACCGGCACGATTGATACCGACCACGACGATTTCGCCGAGGGGGACGTGATCACCGTGGACATAGACCAGATAGCCGGCGGCACCCCCGACAACCTGACCGTGATTCTGTTTCTGGGGAAATGATCAACATCAGTAATCTCCGGATAGACCCCGACCTGGAGGCCCGCCGTCCCGCCGGCCTGGCCGCCTGGGATTTTTTTCACCCGACCAACCCCCGCCGGCGGATCCGGATCGTCCGCAGGAAGGACCCCGTTTATTCGACCCGGGAGATTGTGGTGGCGGCCGAGACGGTTAAGCTGGGCGGGATCGGCCTTACGCCACTGACCAAAGCGGCCCCGGTCGCGAGCCTGGCCGAGGGGAGGGTGACTTACCCGGGGGCCTGGACGGACTCAGATGTCGAGCTCAAACGGTCGTTTGACCAGGCCAAGGGCTCTATCCTTATTAATAGCACTAAATGCCCGGCCTCGTTTGATTTCCGGGTGTCTCTACCCCCGGGATGCCGCCTGGAGGGCAGCCGGATCGTGGACGGCGACGGCAACCTCCGCGCTTGGATTCCCGGCGCCTGGATGGCCGAGTTCTCCCCGGTGGTAGCCCCCGAGGGAGGGGTAGCCCCCGAGTTTTACTCGGGGGAAGACGACATCGGCCAGGTCGCCTTTGAGCAAATCGGGGAAACCGTAGTTAGATTTATCCCGGATCGGGCCTGGCTAGAGGACAAAAACAGAAAATTCCCCGTGATCCTCGATCCCTCGGTAACTCGGCAGGGTGCGAGTTATATTGAGGACGCGTATGGGTCTGGTTATTTTTCTAATCCACCTAAAAATTTTGGAGGGAGAGTTCTTTTTTATGTGGGCAATCATGGTGGCAATATTTGCCGGGCGTGGCTGAGGCTGGACTCTTCGGCTATCCCGGACGGAGAAATAACACTGTTTCAATTGGGTGCGTATTGTCTGGGTTTTGTTACCGGTTCGGTGGCGATTCTTATACTGTATCAGATCAAACCCGCTAACGATTGGGTAGAAGGGACCGCAGATGGTACAATACAAGCCGGATCGTCGTGCTGGAATTATGCTAAGTATGATACCCAGCCCTGGGCAGGGTCTGCTGGGTGTGGAACGTCTGGTACTGATTATTTTGCCTGGGAAGCAGGAGATCCCGAGACGATTGTTGACGCTACTGGCGCATGGTTTGATTGGGATATTCCTACGGATTGGGCCGATGCCCGCAAGGCCGGGGAAGACGAGGGGATTTTAATGGTCAGCAACAGCGAAGGGACGCTGACCAAACCGAAGTTTTCCTCCACCGAATACACCACCGACCCCGATCTCCAGCCATATTTTTATATTGAGTATGAGCCGGAGGCCGCCACCGGCTCCGGGCGCCGCCGCAGGATGGTTCAACACCGGAGGATTCAATGCTGAGAAAAAAACAGGCGACCGCGGACGTGATCCTCTCCCTGCCGCTACTAAGAAACGATGGGACACAGGCGTCCGGTTTGACCCTGGGAACGCTGTCAACAAAGATTATCAAGCCCGACGGCACGGCTTTATCGGGCTATACTGAGGCGACGTTCACGGAGCCCGGCGGCGACGGTGTTTATGTCTGCAAATTCCCGGCCGGGGCGGAAACGAAGGCTTTTAATCAGGAGGATCAAGCCAATCCCTACGTCGTCACCCTGGACAGCTCCACCGAGGATGTGGAGCCCACCACCGTCGAGGTCTGGATCGCCTCTCAATATCCCTGGGCGTCGGGCCTGGAGACTACGCTGACGGCAATCAAGGGGAGCGGTTGGTCGGATGAAACGCTGGTGGATATCCGGGCCGCGATCGCGGCCCTCGTGCCCCCGGCGTACAGCGAGCTGATCCTGGTCCAGAACCAGGAGATCGTCCTCTCGGGGCAAACCGGGCCGTTCAAGATCAAGAAAAATGACCGCCTACCGGCGTTGACCATCCAGCTCCTAAACGGCGGGGACAACAGCGCGATCGACCTGACCGAGGCCTCGTCGGTCAAGGTCTACATGAAAAACAAGTCCACCGGCACGCTCAAGATCAACGGCTCCAGCGCCACTGTCACCGACGCCGCCAACGGCCGGGTCAAATACTCCTGGGCCGCTGCGGACACCGACACCGCCGGGAGCTACCTGTTTGAGTTTAAAATCGACTGGGGATCTTCTATTTATCAGACGGTCCCTGCCCAGACGGTCCTGCAAATCGAGGTCGTCGAAGACCTCGCCGGTTAGGAAGGAATGGATATTAAAGGATAGAGGGGAGCACAGCAGAGAGGGCCTCACCCCTCCCCGCCGATCCTGGCGGCAACCAGGACGCGGTGGCTGGGAGGGGTGCTGGGACCCTCCCAGCCTTCCCCTATTAAAAGGAGAAGCGGAGTGGAGGAGTGGTCACCTTGGGAGGTTCATACCCTCCAGACGTCGGTTCGAATCCGGCCTCCGCAACCAAGCTCCACTCCCCAATTTTAGGTTTTCTTTCTTGTGGACAACTCGGAGATTTTATCCCGCCTTTAGCTGTGGATAACTCCCAGGTGCACTTCCCCAGCCGCCCCCGATGAGCTAAAATCTCACCTAATTAAACCGCCGGGATTCAAACGATGGTTTGATTTTTCGGCAAAATGCGACAAGTGTCGTTTTCGGCCCTGCTTTTCGCGTCGCTGCTCACCTAAGACACAAGGACATGATGACACTACGACAGTTCTATATGGCGACTGTGCGCTGGTCGATTAGCGGCTGATTTATCCTAGCCGGATCTGATGATCCGGCCTGCTCAGATAGGCCACGATGATTTGTAAAACCTAACTACCCAGCAACCAAACAATCTAGCAATCTA